CAATGTATCTAAAAGTATATCTATGTTTTTTCTATATAAACCTTGAGGATATGAACCAGTCTTTTCAAAAGTATCTGCATCCCTAACGGCTCCTTCAAAATCACCTTTCCTAAGTTTTTCCTCTATATCAAAAATATTAGTAGCATAAGTTTCAGGACTTAAGAAAGATAAAGCTGCGTCGCTTACTTTTTTAGTAGGGTCTACATAAGAACTAGTTTTACCCTCTTCATACTTTTCAGCTCCCTTAGTGGTAACCTTAAGTTCAGCTTCTGATTTCTTCTCGTTTTCTAGTCTCTCTTGTAGTTGAGTTCTAAATTTAGATAGCAAATCATCCTCATAGTTAAGCATGTGATCCGCTACTACAGTCTGGAACTTTGTGCTTTCTACATCTTCTCCCTCTACAGTTTTATATTTACCTGTAGCAAGTTGTCTCATTATTTTAACACGCTCTTTTAACATATCTTTAGCCAAAGAACCTGCTATAGCTGCATACTTAGGATTAATCGTAAGAGCACTCAAAGTGTCCGAAGGGTTGCTAGGGACCATGTACTCTGTTTTAGTTAATAACTCATTTGTTAAAGTGTTAACTTCCTCATCAAAACTTAAGCCAACTTGTTGCGGTCTAACTTCCGATAGAATCCTTTTAACTTGTAGGAATACTTCCTCTTTAGGTTTTGGTTTCCGTATAGCTTCTAATGATTGATATATACGATCTACAGCATCAGGACCCGCAACATATGAGTTACCAGTTTTAAGTGCTTTTTGTCTTAAATATTCAAATGCTTCTTGTTCATTGGTTATAGTAAGCGTGCCATCTTCCCCTATATAAGATTGGTTGTTAGCTAGTTTAGCAGATATTTCAACAGCTTCGTTGCTTATCTCTCTTAGAATATTATTTCCTTCTTTAAGCTCTTCGTTTTGTTGTTGGCTAAAAATATTCTCAGCATCTGCTCTCAACACCGCTTCATCAGAGGAGTAGTCACTAAACACATCATCAGTCTTTAGTTTCTTATCTTTAATTGTAGTGGTCCCTACTTTAAGGTCTCCTGAAAATTCCATCCAGTGTTCAAAAGACTCCCGATCCCCAGCTCTAGCGTGTGCCATAGCAACATCACGCCTTAGCTTCAGTAGTTGGGCTGGGGTAAAAGCACCTTCATTTTCGGACCACCACTCACTTATAGCGTCCGGATCAGCCATAACACCTTGGTTATCTAAAGAAGCTCTGTATACTATGTTCTTACCTGCCAACTCTAACTGTTCTCTGTTCTGTTCATTCTTTATAGAATTATAACGAAGCGAGTATTGTTGTATTGTATTCTTAGCAGCTGCATCAAAACCCTGCCTTATGGTAATATCTTTTAAGGATTCATAATCCTCAGTCATACCAGTAATAACATCTTGAACTACTTTATCTGTAGGTGTAGCTGCGTCTGACTTATCAAGTGCTTGTTGTAATCTAAGTTGGAACTCATCGTGGAACTGTGCACCTGCTGCTTTTCTTACACGCTCTTGGTTCCAAGGATTAGACATAAAAGGGATGAACTGCTTACGGACTCCCTTATCAAATTCATTTCTATTTTGTAGTGCTTCTGCATTTACTTCTTCAATTGATTTATCAGCGAGATCGGCTATAGCTTCTTGTTCTTTTATATCACCTATTTGTTTTACCTCACCTGCAATTTGTACGCCTACACCTACTGCCCTAGCTAACTGACCTAACTTCCCCTCCTGCCATGACGGTGTCTGTATTACATTAACAGGTGTTGTACCGTAGCTGCCAGGAACCGTTGGTCTTACCTGTTGGATAGCACCTTTTAAACCTTCTACTACTACTCTTGGTTTAGCCATTGTTATTATGAAAATGTTTTATAAGCTCTAGCAGCTTCCAATCCGGTTTCCGCAAGAGCGATTGCAAAGTTTGGTCGAGATGGCATCTTTGATCTTATCCGTGCGATGTCTTGAGTGTGAGCGAATGCTATCTCCTCTTGCCTCATCTCTCTACCTACACGCATATATCCTTGTTGTATTTGTTGAGCTGTTTTTACCCTACCGAATTGAGCAGCTAAATCATTGTACGATTTCATCTCAATGCCTACTCCTTCACCTCTCGCTGCTATAGCTGTAGCTTCCCTTGCTTGATTCTCTAAAGCTAAGTCACGCATTCTTAAAGTTTCAGACTCAGTCTCTTGCAGTTGCTGCATATTTTCAGCAGTGAAGCGTTTTAAGGTTTGTTGATTGCGTAATGCAGCAGCTTGTTCAACAGCAGCTTTCTGCATCTTATATGCTTGCTGTTGGGCTGCGAACTTCAACCCTCCTTGAACGCCTACTAAGGCTGCCATAGCTCCTGCGTTACACATAACAATTACTTCCTCTCTAATATAAATGACAGATAGTTCTCGTACTGACAATCGTTAAACTCAGCACCTAACCACTCCAACCATCTAATACTCAGCTTGTTACTACGCATGACAAAGTTAGTTAAGTAATCAAAGCCATCTAACAACTCCTCTACCTTCTCAGCTGAGTGTTTCAAAAAGAACTTCTTTATCTTCGGTAATCTTCTAGTCCCTAATAACCAAGCACTTCCGATATTAGTACCGTTGATAGGAGCTACTCCAAAGGAGCAGTACAGATTGTTTTCCTCATCCCGTACACTGTAGCACTTGCTCGATGTAACATACGACATATACACAGCATCTCTAGGGTGACACATAAGACCGAGAATCTCTAACATATCTTCCTCCCGCAAATCGTCGTACAGATCAGCTGCATCCATATCCCCTTGTGCTTCATCTATCCTAAGCTCCATAGCGTCTACTTCTCGGTATCATCATCGATTCAAATTCTGCAGCTAACAACTTGACTGGCAAGGCAGAACTGCTCTTCACTTCAATCGTTGCTTCGTTAGGCTGTGCTTGGACGGGGAATCTAAAGTGTCCGCTTTGTGGTACAAAAGTATTAAGTGTTAAGTTAGCACCCACAATGTCAGGATTAAATGCGTAGGAGTAGGTGTCTCTGTACTTAGGAGTTACTTCAACAGTGAAGTGTCCGGTCTCTGCGTAGTCTATACTACCGTTACGGATCGTTTGAAAAGCGTAGTCAGATGCACTCCGACCTCCTCGTTCTGTTGGCTGTTTAAGTGTTTGATCAGAGAACCTGTACAACATATTGTACGGGATACCAGCAAAGAAGTACTTCTCGTTATTGTAAAACTTACCAGCTACCCATTCAGGAGCCGTGGCAACATCTGTGCTAACAGTCCAGTAAGTGATGTTAGGAGTTACAGAAGTATCAACAGCTACGAAAGAACTTGGGGATGTGTGAGTAGTTTCACATTTATAGATCGTACCGGAGTGGGTAACATAGTTAGCTAGTGTTCCACTAACCGTACCTGCTGTAGAAGTAGTCTTAGTAAATGCTACCTTGTGTCCCTTCTTCGTGTATATGTTTACATTGACTGGATCAAAAGGGAAACCACTTATAGTAGTAGTCTTAGAGGGAGCGTCGTAGCTGGTAGTTAAAGCACTACCGTCCACTCGGCTATCAAGATAAAGTGTGTAGTCTAAGTCTGTATCTTTTAATCCGTCTTCCAGTGTCAAGCTTTCCAAGTGTAAACCCTCACTGTCTGCTGTTAACATATGCAAGTTACTGTCGATAAAGTCAAACCCTCGAACATCACGACCAAAGGTAAACTTCATCCAAGCACTCTGTATCTTTTCTTTGTTACTCCAGAAGTACTTATAAACAAACAAAGTCTTTGGGTCTTTAGATGTACCAATAACAATCGTGTTCTCAGACTGTGATCCAGCTATCTGTTTAACATCTGCTGTGATGTACTTAGGTATCTGTGATGTTATCTCTTCGGAGTGAAATGTCTCGGTGTTGTTATCAACAAAGTATTCGTACATCCCTTCAAAGTCGTTCCGTTTAAATGTGAAGTAGATGTAATTACCCAGTGCTATTGGTTCTACGGTGTCTGATATATCGTACTCAGTAACAGGAGATATAGCTACCGTCTTAGGTGATAACACATCTGCCCCTCTAAGTACAAACTGTGACTGCTTACTGAACAACATCAACTTCTCTTGGAACGGTACAGCGTGTTGAAGTACTGCTACCTTTGTATGGCTAAGTCCTACATCTATCGGTGCACTGTCTAACAACTGTTGTGTAGTAGTACGGAAGAAGTTAAAGTACTCATCTGCTTCAGAGAAGATAATATTACTATCTGTAAGGAATCCTAAACGGTTCTTAAAGAAGAAGACATCGTTGATCGTAGACCCTACAAAAGATGGGAATGGATTGGTTCCGTTATCACCAGCAGCTCTTTGTCCGTATCCTACAGGTCGTTCTGCATAGGTGATGTTTGTTCTCCAAACTTGTGCTGAATCTATACCTGCTATAGATACCCAATAGTTCTGCCAATCAACACCTACTCCTGGTTCATTACTTGAGTTAGATATGTGGTCTTCTACTAAGTTATAATAAACACCGTAGTTCTTTACTATGTTTCCGTATTCGTTTGGAGTTTGTAAAGTAAACCCTACCACCTCTCCTGTCACCTCATCGTAGCCATCTGCTACAAGAACGATAGGCATAGTAGTATAATCTATAGTAGTGTCTATACCTTTGCTTGCCCGTTTAGATTCAGGACCGTCGTCCCAACCAACAGTCTCTACCCAACTACCTTCTCCAAACTCTTCACGATCTTTTGTTTGAAATACTACATAGTAGTCGTCTTGGTCTACATCTGCATCCCCTCTGATACGCACCCTAAAGTCGTGATAACACTTCTTAGGTAAGTCAGTAATGCTTTCTACTTCTTTGTAAACAATACCCAATCCTTCATTACTTAAACCATCTTCTGAACGAATACTAAAGTCTGCATCTCCTTGTATCTTTATGATAGAGTCCATCCTAGAGATGGTGAAGTTACTACCTCCAGGAACGACTGGGACAAAGCTAGGCATAACAACACCAGGAGTAGAAGGGAAAGATGTGTATACAGTCTTGGTTGTTTCTGTGGTATATTTCCTAGTTCCAGACGATTGACCGGAATAGAGATTAGATGAACTTTGTTTACTTACCGCTTCATGTCTAGTAATAGTAAGTACAAACGGTTTATCAAAGACTCCTGATACTGTTTGTGTACCGTCGTACCCTGTACCTTTGTGCGTTAAATCCCAATTTTGAACTCCCCCACTACTACCTATAACAAGTGTACCGCCAGCTCCGTATCCTACTTTAGCGTTTAAGTCAGGATCACCAGTACCATCGTCTTCAAATTGTTCGATGGAAAAGGAGTAAGTTATAGTAGTTCCCTCCCTCTGGGCTGTTCTACTCGGTTCAAACCCACTACCACCTGACAGAGTTATACCAGCTACTATACCATCTGCTCCGAAGTAAGCCTTCAAACAAGTTTCCAATCCTTTAGATATATACTCAGTGTCTGCGTGAGCAGCGTTACCTCCACTACTGGGACCACTAATATAAGTAACATCGTTGAGTTGTGAAGGAGCGGTTTGAGTGTTAAAATCGTGATGTGTATTTACTACACCAGTACCACCAGGAGGTATTAACTTACCGTCTATATAAATACTGTAACCCTTTTCGTAATCTCCAAGCTTGGCAAACACTAAAGCATTGTACTTACCGTTATCATCTTTGACATCTTTAGATAAGTACTTAGGGTCTGTATCTACCTTTACCTCCTTCTTCTTATTAACAAGGAATGTATAGTCAGCTACTGTCAGTGCTCGTATATCTTTTAGTGGATTCGTTACAGAAGTACCAAGGCTAAGATAGCTACTAGCAATAGATGTTACAGTTATTGGATAGTTCGTACCGTCATTTAAATTGATAACACCTACACCTGCTGGTATACCTAAAGATACATTACCCAACGATACAGTAACACAGTACTTATTCGTCTCGTCTCGTTTAACAAAGTGGGTGAATAGTTTATCTGAATCCTTGGCACTAGTTTGTACATTCTTCTTGTACTTAGTAGGTGGTCGTTTTACCAACCCTTCAACAACAGTAGCCCAAGCATTGATTTGTTCGTCACACTGTCCAGGATACCGCAGGTTGTCAGGTTGCTGCGATACGCCCTGTGCGAGGTTAGGTACACTGTTTACTAACAGAGGCATGTGTCGCTTTATCTATCTAAAACTCTAAGTACGCTGTAGCTATCAAAGATTGTCCTGTCTGCATTCTCAGAGTCACTGTCAATAGCACGGGCTTTAGCTTCTATCTCGTCTCTCAAAGCAAACCCTTCAATCTCTCTACTGCCTAAGAATCTGTTAGCAAAGATACGAGCTGCTTTAACTGTGATGTAGTGTCTGAATTGCTCAGGCATATCTGTGAATGCTAACTCAAAAGTTATGGAGGCTTTAACCTCCTTGGTCCATACATCCGTGTGTTTCTTCCTATCGTATAAGATAAGTCCACGCTGTACTGGATCGCTGTCTGTATAAATTAATGGGTCTAAGTCTACTCTAAGTGTGTTACTTGGTAAGTTAATCTTAGATGTGGAAGCGTCAGGAGTAAGTACATATTCATGTTCTGTATTGAAGTGCCAACCCTCTGACTGTACGGCTTTACTGGTTTCGTCCAGCACGGCTTCTGCTTGTACGACTGATACGGGAACTGCTGTCCCTCCTAATGTATTTACTGGTGCTTCTCCAATAACGGAGATCATCGTGTTTACTGCATTTAGTTTAGTCGTAAGTGCCATAGCTTTGTATATAAGTAATCCCGATGGAGGGAGCGGAACGAATCACAGACCTCCCAACACCGAGAGAAAACAGGGTTATGCTACTAATTCGATAGCACACTCAGGACGGAGGATTCCGTGACCCATAGCATACTTAGCAACAAATAGCGTACCTTGACGCTCGATCTGATACTCGGATTCGGTAGCAAGATCAAGCAACTTAACGGTTCCGACAGCAGCAGAGTGGGAAACAATTCCAACACTATTGCGGAAGTCACCATTGTATCCGAGACCACTAACACCAAACACATCGTTGTTCGAAGCTCCGTCTCCAGAAGAAACAGCACTAAGGTCAGTTGATGGGATGTGGTTGGATTTGTAGATGCTGATACCAGCGATTTGTGGGATCATTCCAGTAGCAAGACCGCCTTGACCTCCGATGTCAGCGTTAACTGCGGAAGTAAGGGAGAAGCTGTTGGAAGCGTCAGCACCAGTGATTAACTTGTAGTAATCGGATGGGCGAAGAACGCAGAAACGACCGTCGCTAGGAACATCGTTTTCGTCAAGCTTTTGAGCAGCACTGAAGAAAGCAGCAACGAGGTCAGCACCAGTGATAGCAGCAGGAGTACCTGGAGTATCAGGAGCAGAGAAGTCGTTGTTAGCAACATCAAGCTGTCCACCAACTTTACCGCCAGTAATGACAGCAGATGAACGAGCAGCAGCGATGAACACTTTAGCAAGAGCGGTGTCGAAACGAACTGCAAGAGCTTTACCCAACTCGTTAGCGTAGATGCTGCGGATGTCGTAGTGATTCTTGATGTCGTCGATGTTAGCCAAGAAAGTAGAAGCAACAAGCATCTTATCGATGGTGATGATTTGCTCTGCCTTCTTGATGTCGCTCAAGTAGCTGTTTCCAGCGTCAGCAATGTTTTCACCAGGAGTGTGGTAAGAAGCTGAAGCAATTCCGGTTACTGGGAACTGTGCTGATTTACCAGACTCGATGGTTCTGATTGTGTGTAGGGGCTTGAATACATTGCTTTCCTCAAAGGTTTGCAGAATTTCTCCGCTGAACTTTTTAAGGAACAAGGCATCTTCATTGCCAGCTGAATTAATCTGACCTACACGACTGGGGGAAGTATTTCCGTTAGCCATAATATATGTCTCCTATGTTTATAAGTTATTGTGAATATGTTTGATTACCAGTGACTTTCACACCTTTCGTCTTCACAGGATTGTCCTCCGCAGAGGGTCGAGGGACTAGTTGTTGCTAGTTGTCGATTAAATTTAAGTATAAGTAAAAGGGAAAAAAGCTTGACTGTCAACCTCTTCGACCACTTGGACCAAAGTAAAAACCTAGGATACAAGGCAGTATTACTGTGCATCCCATAAGGCTGATGTGTCCAGAAGATATAGTGATCGGCTCTTGAGCTGCTTGCCAACTGATGAGTCCAAAGAAGATTTCGTTGATTCCTTCTCCGTCTGCGTTGGTGATGGTGACGATCTCTGCGGTGGGGAAGAGGGTACAAAGGACGATACACGCACAGAGCGTAGACACCCCGATAACAGCAAGAATACGACGAGTAAAAGAAACAAACTCCCCATTACCGCCTTTATTGATTTCAGCTTGTAGTCTAAGGAAATTGTCGTTGTTACGAGCCTCTCTCGCCATTTCAAGATCGTGCTTCTGTTGCTTAGATTCAAACACATAACCAAACACCCCCTTAAGAATCGCACCCATAGCAGTGCTACCACCGCCCGTGATAAACAACATAAGTAACTCACCCATCTCTTCACCTGCTTTCTGTCAAATGACTTTCCATTTTGCTACGCAATCTGTCTAATTCTTTTTCAAGATACCGTATCCGTTCAAACTGTTGGAAGTCAGATGTTATTGGTTTATCTTGCATCTCTAACAAATGATCTAGGTCTGCTTTGGATTGTTCTGCAAACTTTTCTATGTGCATCATCCGTGCTGACAAGTCTCCTAGTAAAGTCCCTTCGTGTTGTACTCTGTCCAATCCACTATCAAGTGCTATGATCTTATTCCATACTACACTGTATCCCCAAACCACACTACCTACCACAGCTATCACTTTAGCCATGAATGCCAGGTTCGCTTTGACTTGGACATTGTCTCCTAGTTCTGTTGCCATAGCCTTTATCATAAACAAAAACCCCTACCTAGGGAAACAAAAATAACGAAACAAACCTAGATAGGGGCTTATAGATGCCTATGAATAATGAACTATACTATAACACTAAATATTACTTACAGATAACCGTCTGTCAATCTCTTCGTGATATGCTTTATCACCGGATCGATAGCGTGGATCAGACTGTGCTCGTGCTAATTCCTGCATACTTTTAAAAGGCATAGTGGATGTACCGGATAGACTACCTTGGGTAAGTTTAGGTTTACTACCTGTAGCATTCTGATACCTAGCGTACAATCCTTGCACTGCTAACTTAGCTTGGTTAATTGTACCACCTGTGACTGCCTCATCAAAAGCGTCGATCTCTTCTTGTGGTAGATTCTCATTTGCCCACTCAGCCATCGCATCGTATTGACCGTTAGCCACGCCTTTGATTTGTGCTTCTTCAGATTGTAACAATGCTTGCTGACCGGCTGCGTAGCTGTCAACTAAATCTCTGGGTAAACCTGCTTTCTCTAAAGCGTTATAAGTTTCCTCACTAAGTTGACCGTCGTTTTCAAAAAACTCTTTACTTGCTTCTGCAATCGTTTGATATGCTTCACTAACATTCTCTTCAGTTTGTTCCTTTTTGTCCTCAGCTTCCGTTTCACTTTGTTCAACTTCTGCTTCATCTTCTTTAGCCCCTGCTCCCATTTTCTTTTCCAACTCGGAGTAGGCTTTCGCCATGTCTTCCGCACTCTTAAACTTCTCTGGGAGCCATTGCGGACGGTCGCTTTGTTCTTCCGGTAATTCCTCGGCTTGTTCGTGGTTCTCTTCGGTGGGTTCGATTTCGCTTGGTGCTTTCTCATTAATCTCTACTCGGTGTAATTCAGCCATTTGTTATTCCTCTTGCGGTTGTTGTTGTGAAGCCATGTACTGCTCCTGTGCTGCGTTGATAGCTGGTCCTACTGCGGGTGCTCCGAGTTTCTGTGCCATCTCCATCATCTGTTGCTGTTGCATAGCTTGTTGAATTTCTTCTTCTGTCTTGATCAGTCCTTCAGTCTCAATACCAAGAGCAGTAGCACGACGCTTAAAGTAGTCACTGACATTTAAGTATTGAGTAACTGCTTGTGGTCCTACTATCTGATTAGCACCAGCAAGGAACATATCAAGTCTGTTAAGATCATTACCACGACCAAGTGCTTCCACACCAGTAACAATAGTAGGCTTAACGATATCTTTAGGTATCTTTGGTAGACGCTTATTCCTAGCCATCTTGTCCATCAACCTACTAACAATAGGAAGCTGTAGCTCTTGAGATAACAGAGAGTAGAGACCACCAAGTGCAGCTTCAAGCTCTTGACTTAACATGCGTATCTCTTCAGCAGTCACTCTCTCTGCATCTCTAACAACTCCCGATGTCAAAAGAAATGC